ATGGCACTGAATATTCCATTCAGAAATGCGTACTATCGTTTTGCATCCAGTTACTCATTTCTCTTTTTTATTTCCTGGTCGCTGTGGTGGTCGTTATACGCTATTTGGCTGAAAGGACATCTAGGGTTGACAGGGACGGAATTAGGTACACTTTATTCGGTCAACCAGTTTACCAGCATTCTATTTATGATGTTCTACGGCATCGTTCAGGATAAACTCGGTCTGAAGAAACCGCTCATCTGGTGTATGAGTTTCATCCTGGTCTTGACCGGACCGTTTATGATTTACGTTTATGAACCGTTACTGCAAAGCAATTTTTCTGTAGGTCTAATTCTGGGGGCGCTCTTTTTTGGCCTGGGGTATCTGGCGGGATGCGGTTTGCTTGACAGCTTCACCGAAAAAATGGCGCGAAATTTTCATTTCGAATATGGAACAGCGCGCGCCTGGGGATCTTTTGGCTATGCTATTGGCGCGTTCTTTGCCGGCATATTTTTTAGTATCAGTCCCCATATCAACTTCTGGTTGGTCTCGCTATTTGGCGCTGTATTTATGATGATCAACATGTGTTTTAAAGATAAGGATCACCAGTGCGTAGCGGCGGATGCGGGAGGGGTAAAAAAAGAGGATTTTATCGCAGTTTTCAAGGATCGAAACTTCTGGGTTTTCGTCATATTTATTGTGGGGACGTGGTCTTTCTATAACATTTTTGATCAACAACTTTTTCCTGTCTTTTATGCAGGTTTATTCGAATCACACGATGTAGGAACGCGCCTGTATGGTTATCTCAACTCATTCCAGGTGGTACTCGAAGCGCTATGCATGGCGATTATTCCTTTCTTTGTGAATCGGGTAGGGCCAAAAAATGCATTACTTATCGGTGTTGTGATTATGGCGTTGCGTATCCTTTCCTGCGCGCTGTTCGTTAACCCCTGGATTATTTCATTAGTGAAGCTGTTACATGCTATTGAGGTTCCACTTTGTGTCATATCCGTCTTCAAATACAGCGTGGCAAATTTTGATAAGCGCCTGTCGTCGACGATCTTTCTGATTGGTTTTCAAATTGCCAGTTCGCTTGGGATTGTGCTGCTTTCAACGCCGACTGGGATACTCTTTGACCACGCAGGCTACCAGACAGTTTTCTTCGCAATTTCGGGTATTGTCTGCCTGATGTTGCTATTTGGCATTTTCTTCTTGAGTAAAAAACGCGAGCAAATAGTTATGGAAACGCCTGTACCTTCAGCAATATAGACGTAAACTTTTTCCGGTTGTTGTCGATAGCTCTATATCCCTCAACCGGAAAATAATAATAGTAAAATGCTTAGCCCTGCTAATAATCGCCTAATCCAAACGCCTCATTCATGTTCTGGTACAGTCGCTCAAATGTACTTCAGATGCGCGGTTCGCTGATTTCCAGGACATTGTCGTCATTCAGTGACCTGTCCCGTGTATCACGGTCCTGCGAATTCATCAAGGAATGCATTGCGGAGTGAAGTATCGAGTCACGCCATATTTCGCTATCAGGATTCTGTGTGATGGTTACATCGCCCGGCCCAGGGCTGTTTAGTCATCAGCGCTTTCTGACAGTGCTGAGATTTCAACCTGTTGCAGTAAAAATGAGTAGATATAAGGCAAGTGTGCTGCCAAACCCATCTTTTACGGGGTGAAGGTAGATTTCGTTTGAAGGGTATCTGGTGTCCCCTGCAGACATCTACTTGAAGCAGCAGGGGATTGATTGGAATGGTGTTTTTTAGATGTGAGAAATATTTTACCCGCTATTTTACCCATTGGCGCGGCTTAAGAGCTTATTTTTGAATTCACAATGGTCACGATATAACCATCTTGCTCGACCGTGGATAACTTTGGCTTTTGGCAGGTCGCCGGACTTAATCCGGTCATAGATGAAGGTTTTACCAAAGCCAGTATCAGCCATGATGAATTTCAAATCAACCAGTGAATCAGGCTGTAGTTCGTGTTGCATGAGTGCTATCTCCGAATAGGGAATCGAACCTGCAAATCAGGCAATAAAAAACCGCCATCAGGCGGCTTGGTGTTCTTTCAGTTCTTCAATTCGAATATTGGTTACGTCTGCATGTGCTATCTGCGCCCACAGCATCCAGTGGTCATAGCAGTCGTTGATGTTCTCTGCTTCGATAACTCTGTTGAATGGTTCTCCATTCCATTCACCTGTTACTCGGAAGTGCATTTATCATCTCCATAAAACAAAACTCGCCGTAGCGAGTTCAGATAAAAGAAATCCGCATTAAGCGGCGTCGGTGAATTCAAATAAAAAACCGGCTTGCGCCGGCTCTCTCATCTTTCTGTCTACCCATGCTGATATCGATGGCGGGTGCACCTTTTCAATAGCAGCGCGAAGTACAGCTGTGCGTGCCAGTTTGTCGGTAATCTCAGGAAATCGCTTCTCTGTCTTCGGTACGTTAACAGCAACATTAGTAGAATCCGCACTGGCGAACGGATACATACCAAGAACTCTCACGTCGAGCATTCGAAGACCATGAATTTTCACTTTCAAATTACGATTGATATAAAGCTCAGTGAAAACTTCATCCATTCTCTGTTCCCACCATTTAGAGCGTATGTGCCTGTGTGGTCCGCAGCATCCAATCGCCACCCATTCAAATTTGCTAGAAAGGCGTAAAAGACGTTCAATTGATTCGTCGGTATGCCAGACCGGAACCGCTTTTGATTTTAGCCAATCAGGAACCAACTCAATCTGCTCGTCGTTTTCTGCCTCTGTCCCTTCGATAACGTCAGGTATAAGAAACCATTCAATTCTGCTGAACCACTTCCCAACAAAGTCGTAGAATTTTGCTCGTCTCTTACTCCAGTCTACCGGAGTGCCTTTCTTTAATGCTTTCATCCAGTCGCTAAAAGCGCCGTTATCAAGGCGTATATCACAAGGGAACATGGCAATCTTTTTCATCTGCTCTGGTCTGGCAAATGAAACAAAAGCCCCACCATCACGGTAAAGGGCTTTAATCAGCATATCTGTAGGGGCATGCTCATCCCCCCATATTGGGCTGCCGTGAAAGTGGATGGTCATATTATCCCCATATAAAAGAAATCCCCGCGAGTGCGAGGATTGTTATTCATTGCCGATATTTACATTTATTTCGAATATCTTTACTGGGTAATCGCCAAAGTCATATGTTTTTTATTCTGTTTTATAAGCACTACTAAGTACTGCTTATTACAAATAAGAAAAGGCTGAAAAAATATTTAAGGCCACAACTGTGGCCCTAAATTTACTTACGGCACTGCGTTAATCAGATTACAAATACCTCTTTTGGCAGGGTCTGAATTCAACTTCTGGAAATTGGCGTTCAACATAGCAGTGTGTAAGTGATTCTCAACCTCAAAGAATAGGTCGATTTTGCCCTCTTTGGCTGCATGTTTCTTCCAAACATTCACTTGGTCATCAGCAATACGACTGGCGCAAGTGAACAAGAACGAACTGCCTCTAGGAATGGATGTCGTGCTGTAATACTCACCATCTACTTCTACATATTTAGCTCGGAATGACTCTAAGGTTAGCTTATTGCCGTTCTTGACCGACTTAGCTTCTGCCTTACTTGTTTCTTCCTGCTCTTTAGAATGTTTCTGCGCCGACGTGGGTATGTCATTGGCCGCTGTTACGCTGACTGAACTCCCCAAACCTTTGAGGCCATTAATTTGGATAAGATAAGCCAGCTCCAGAGCCTTATTATCAGTGAGTTTTCCACGCATATTTACCCACTGACGTTGAACCATTTTTAGGGTGTCTGCGTTCTCTGGGTTTCCTTTGAGGGCACTAGAATAGGCAGAGCTAAGCTGTTCGTCTAATTTTGACAGACGTTCGTTATCGCAGATTTTATGTTCGATTGCTGTCGAAGCCTTTTGGCAGTCAAAGCTGGCTGCAAATGCACCCGGCGATGCCACTAACAATGATGCCAGTAGGATATTTTTCATATTCACTCCATAAATACAAAAGCGCATTACTATAGCACTTAACCGATCGCTTATCTCGCCCGTTCGTCATTCTTATCTAACCAGAACATGCGACTGCCACAGCACATGTCGAGGATTGCTGCATGTCCAGTCACTGGTTGCCTCCTTTGCGAAGCTGGGCGGCTAACTCATCACATATGTGCGTCAAAGAGCAAAGTTTGATTGATGGATGTTCGCGCATCATCTCCACCCCCTGCGCCCGTACTTCAGCCAGGAAAGCATCGGTGGCTGGCATATTTCCTGTTGCCTTCATGGCCTCCAAAATAACCAGAACACCATCTCTCCCAATCTCCTCGCAGATAACCTCGGTGCTGTCGCCAACAACATCGCAGAATTCCTGAACTGCTTTACGAGCCAGCTCATTCTCCGCCGCCAGCGCCGAAAACTTCTCGTGTGCCAACTTAACAGCTGCATCAGCCTGCTTAATTGACTCAGTCGCTTTCTGGTGGTCTTCGGCCAGCCCTGCTAAATCAGCCTCCAGTTCGGCTAGGCGTTCATTTAATGCATCTCGTTCATCCAGTAGAGCCAGCACAACCTGAGGTGTGACTTTCATACGAAATGCCAGCAATTTTTGAGGTGTTGCTACTGTTTCAATTGCTACTGCCGCCTCACGCAGTGCCTGAGAGTTAATTTCGCTCACTTCGAACCTCTCTGTTTACTGATAAGTTCCAGATCCTCCTGGCAACTTGCACAAGTCCGACAACCCTGAACGGCCAGGCGTCTTCGTTCATCTAGCGGATCGCCACACTCACAACAATGAGTGGCAGATATAGCCTGGTGGTTCAGGCGGCGCATTTTTATTGCTGTGTTGCGCTGTAATTCTTCAATTTCTGATGCTGAATCAATGATGTCTGCCATCTTTCATTAATCCCTGAATTGTTGGTTAATACGCTTGAGGGTGAATGCGAATAAGAAAAAAGGAGCCTGTAGCTCCATGATGATTTTGTTTTTCATGCTCACCGTTCCTTAAAGACGCCGTACAGCATGCTGATATGAGACAATGTTGATTCATTAAGTTGTTTCCAGACTTCCTTTGGTAAAAGCTTGTATCAGTCTGTTTGCTGCTGCTTTCTGCGCTGCCACATTGGCAATAACCGATAGTTTTTCCTGGCTGGCTTTCGTGCAGATCCCCGCCCAGTTATCCATCAGAAAAAAATCCTCTCTTTCTGCAGAGCTGGTAGTTGCACAGAGTTTTTCGATCATAGAAGTTATTTCTGCGATGGAATGATTAACCATCATCTGTTGAACCGCAAAACCGAAAGCGTTAATCATTACTCCATGGAACTGAATATAATCGCGCTTGTACGTAGCGTGGTGTACACCATGTCGGATTGAGTCAATCTGAGTTAGTGTAATCCATGCCTCCCAGACAGATTCTATATATCCCATTTCAAGTTGTTGATTGCCGTTCCTAGCAAACTTTGACGTTGCATCAGTGAGTGCCTTGAAACTCACCCACATATTACTTTTTAATGGCACTACGTTGTGTTCAAAATCGGTTATATCGGCAAATACAGTATGTTGGGTCAGGAAGGATATCATTCCCTGAGCAATATCATCCCGGCCGTTATACGCCATATTGATGGTCGCTGATGGCTTAGAAACGTTGTTATTTATGTCCGAAAAGAACTGCTGCCGGGTTTTTAGCGGCAGATTCATTGTAAGCATCATGGGAACCATGAGCGTTGATGGGGAACTTCGGCAAAATATCTCAATGCCAGCTGCACGATGTTGGCCATCAAAAAGTTTTATTTCGGCGTCGAGGGGAATTCTGGCTATACCAACATTTGTGTTGCCAAACGGTACAAATTCTATATTCGAATCACAGTTACCTACGAGAGGGGGAATGATAAAAGGCTCATTTCTTGAGTCTGCGTTAGTGAGATAATTTAAAAATTTTCGTACTCGATTTGGATTAATTTCTCGCTGAGAGCGTTCCAGTGTATGGCCGTAATTATCTGAAGCGAGGAAACGAGCCAGCGATCTTCCTGGTATGGTAAGGAAGAGTGTAACAGTACCACCCTGTACACCTTGCGATGCCGGAAATTCGAATGAATGATTACCAACCTGACTCATATATCCTCCTGTTTATTATTTATCTTCTCAGCCAGCCGCTGTGCTTTCAGTGGATTTCTGATAACAGAAAGGCCGGGAAATACCCAGCCTCGCTTTGTAATGGAGTAGACGAAAGTGATCGCGCCTACCCGGATATTATCGTGAGGATGCGTCATCGCCATTGCTCCCCAAATACAAAACCAATTTCAGCCAGTGCCTCGTCCATTTTTTCGATGAACTCCGGCACCATCTCGTCAAAACTCGCCATGTACTTTTCATCCCGCTCAACCACGACATAATGCAGTCCTTCACGCTTCATACGCGGGTCATAGTTGGCAAAGTACCAGGCATCTTTTCGTGTCACCCACATGCTGTACTGCACCTGGGCCATGTAAGCCGACTTTATGGCCTCGAAACCACCGAGCCGGAACTTCATGAAATCCCGGGAGGTAAACGGGCATTTCAGCTCAAGGCCATTGCCGTTACTGCATAAACCATCGGGAGAGCAGGCGGTGCGCATACTTTCGTCGCGATAGATGATCGGGGATTCAGTAACATTCACGCCGGAAGTGAATTCAAACAGGGTTCTGGCGTCGTTCTCGTACTGTTTTCCCCAGGCCAGCGCCTTAGCATTAACTTCCGGAGCCACACCGGTGCAAACCTCAGCCAGCAGGGTGTGGAAGTAGGACATTTTCATGTCAGGCCACTTCTTTCCTGAGCGGGGCTTTGCTATCACGTTGTGAACTTCTGAAGCGGTGATGACGCCGAGCCGTAATTTGTGCCATGCATCATCCCCCTGTTCGACAGCTCTCACGTCGATCCCGGTACGCTGCAGGATAATGTCCGGTGTCATGCTGCCACCTTCTGCTCAGTGGCTTTCTGTTTCAGGAATCCAAGAGCTTTCACTGCTTCGGCCTGTGTCAGTTCTGACGATGCGCGAATGTCGCGGCGAAATATCTGGGAACAGAGCGGCAATAAGTCGTCATCCCATGTTTTATCCAGGGCGATCAGCAGAGTGTTAATCTCCTGCATGGTTTCATCGTTAACCGGAGTGATGTCGCGTTCCGGCTGACGTTCTGCAGTGTATGCAGTATTTTCGACAATGCGCTCGGCTTCATCCTTGTCATAGATACCAGCAAATCCGAAGGCCAGACGGGCACACTGAATCATGGCTTTATGCCGTAACATCCGTTTGGGATGCGACTGCCACGGCCCCGTGATTTCTCTGCCTTCGCGGGTTTTGAATGGTTCGCGGCGGCATTCATCCATCCACTCGGTGACGCAGATGGGATGATTGCGGTCCTTGCGGTAAATCCGGCATGTACAGGATTCATTGTCCTGCTCAAAGTCCATACCATCAAACTGCTGGTTTTCATTGATGATGCGGGACCAGCCATCAACGCCCACCACCGGAACAATGCCGTTCTGCTTATCAGGGAAGGCGTAAATTTCTTTCGTCCACGGATTAAGGCCGTACTGGTTGGCGACGATCAACAATGCGATGAACTGCGCATCGCTGGCATCACCTTTAAATGCCGTCTGGCGAAGAGTGGTGATCAGTTCCTGTGGGTCGACAGAATCCATGCCGACACGTTCAGCCAGCTTCCCAGCCAGCGTTGCGAGTGCTGTACTCATCCGTTTTATACCTCTGAATCAATATCAAACTGGTGGTGAGCAATGATTTCAACCATGTACCGGATGTGTTCTGCCATGCGCTCCTGAAACTCAACATCGTCATCAAACGCACGGGTAATGGCTTTTTTGCTGGCCCCGTGGCGTTGCAAATGATCGATGCATAGCGATTCAAACAGGTGCTGGGGCAGGCCTTTTTCCATGTCGTCTGCCAGTTCTGCCTCTTTCTCTTCACGGGCGATCTGCTGGTAGTGACGTGCCCAGCTCTGAGCCTCAAGACGATCCTGAATGTAATAAGCGTTCATGGCTGAACTCCTGAAAATGGCTGTGAAAATATCGCCCGCGAAATGCCAGGCTGATTAGGAAAACAGGAAAGGGGATTAGTGATTCAGGCCGTTACCGCGTCCGTCGAGAAAAACTTCCACGAGCAAATCACGGGTATAAGTGCGCTCGATGCCGCGATGCAGATATAGCCGTCCGCGTAAATTAGCTGATGCAGTCCAGGTACCATCTTTGTGTTTGACCAGCATTCCTGGCATGACCGCACCTCGATTAACGGTCTGCGTTCCGTAATGTTGATGAACCATAAAAACTCCTGCCCGTAAGCTGGGCTGCTGAACATATAGAGACTTCTGCGCGTATTCAGGCGGTGGATGGCCGCCGGTTGTCATAACTAAGTCGCCTCGTTGAAGCGACTGAGGTATGAAGTGTTGAGTTGATTTCAGCTGGTCACACCGACGTTCACGCGTCCGCTTCACCCCTCGCACTCCCCGGAGCCTGCTGAAATTCAAGCTGCGGATCTAAGCGGTCATCGCAACGGTGAATCAGGTGATTGCCGTATCGTTGTGTTGTTGCGATGAATTCATTTAAAACTATAGTTGTTTTATCGTCAACAACAAAAGTTGTTTTATTGGTTGTTTTAGATATAACTGGTTGTATTTAAGATGGATTTATTTTGTGACTTGCATCGCATAGCGATAACTGAAGCGAGGTCGTGGTGGTTTTTTGAACGGTTTGTGTGATGAGGGGAGGCAAAAGAAAACCCGGCACTGGGGCTAATGCCAGTCAGTTAAGCAACTGACTGGCTCTTTTTCGGGGCTGTGGGGTATTTCCAGGGCCTCTCCTTTACCACTCTCGGGAAGGCCCTTTCCCTTCTTGTCGGTAATTTCACAAGTTGTCCCATACTTGCAAGATCGCGCATCAGCTCCGGTATACGTCCCGGTGAAGCGCCCTGCAATGTCATCAGCATTCTCATCACCATTCCGCATGATTCTGAGAAACTCAGTTGATTCGGCCAGTAACCTTTCAGATGTTCCGCCATTTTAATCATCTGATATCTCACCAGATTATAAGCCAGTAAGACACCCCACAGCTCTTGCTCCACAAGCTCCGGCTTTTTACTTCTCAGCGTCAGCCTGCTCCGTTGCATCGTCTGTTTTATCTCCCTGTATCCCAGTTCGATTTCCCAGCGATGACTGTACAGATCCCCCATTTCTCCTCCGGGGAAGCGCATGGCGTCCGTCATCGACGTCAGCAGATGGCAGACTTTTCCTTTGCGCGTCACGGTCAGCAGGCGGGCAGTCACTTCATTTCCCAGTCCCGGCCACTTTTTTCGTGCCTGCGGGCTGGTTTTCAGCTTCACCAGATGATCGCCTTTACCCAGTTTTCTGATCTCTTCATATTGCGCTCCCTTTCTGAGAGGTATCATCCAGTGGCGGTGTTCTCCCGCCAGGCTCCAGGCATTTAACAGTCCCAGTGAGTAATAACCTTTATCCATTAACGTCAGAGTGTTATCGCCGGTTTGTTCTATAAGTTGCTCAGCAAGCTCATTTTCGCTGTTCTTCATCGTGCCGAAGGCTGCAGCCGTCAGCAGATGGCTGGTCAGTTCCATCTGGCAGACCATTTTGACCTGCGGGTAGAGCGCCGGGTTCCCGGCATGTGTCTGGCGGGGGAAGGCTGCATCGTTCTCTGGTGTATCCGGTGTGCGCCAGAACACACCATCGATGGCCAGCAGGGTCAGGCCGCACCAGTGCGGATGCGGCGTGGCGTTATGCCAGAGCTGCGCTGTTTTCGTGAACACGCGGCGGACAGCCTCACTTCCCAGGCGCTGGCGGGCCTGAATAACGGCACTGGGGGCAACGAAGGGGCGATTGCCCGGCAGCATGATGTCCAGGCGATTCACAATCTGGTGAAGAGGTTCTTTACGCTCAAGCGCCATGCCAACAATACACCAGACCATCATTTCGAGGGGAAGACGGCGCTTGCGTAGCGTTACAGTACCTGATTCGGCAAGGCAACGAGAGATGAGTTCGGGGTCGAGGTAATCCCCCAGAGAAGTCAGTGGGTTACGCAGAGAATCGTAACGGGATACCAGATCAAGAGCCTGTCCAATGTGCATAAAAAAATCCGGAAACAAGTGAGCGTTTCCGGATTCTTACACAGCCACTGGATCGGTCAACTGATCCTTAACTGATCGGCATTACGGCACTGGGGCCGGGTTTAGATGGATAAGAAAGGGTAATAGGGAATGAAAAATCGCTTTGCGTAATGCAAGGTGGCGAGCAGTTTCTTAAGCACTAAAGAAAAAAGTACATTGATAGCTTATAAAGACCTGTTCCTGCAGCGATGATTGCTGGAACACCAAGCAATACCGCAAGCTTTGCGTCTGAAATCTTTCTATCGACAGCATCGATGGAGGGTTTTTTGGCTAGTGAATCTTTTATTGAATCGAGTCGCTCCAGAACAGCGATCATGTTTCTGTCGATAGATTTGACATCTGTCTTAAGCTCATCAACGTCACGTCGGATATAGGACACATCAGACTCAAGCTTTGCAACTTTCGATTCAAGCACATTATTACTCCCAGAGCCACCGCTACCACTTGATTGTAGCATAGGTACATTACCGCCAGACATACCAGCTGATTGAGAAAATGCTGCAGTGTGCAAAGATGATGATCTTGCCGCTTGTTCAAGCTTTTCAGTTAGGTTTGGAGCTTCGTAATAACCGTGTTTCATTGTTAATATTATGACTTATTGGTTTTAGCTCTATCATGCTGATCGCGAATAAAGTCAGCGAGTTTAAGCATTAAATCTTCCGTCATGCGAATTGTTGCAATGTTGTACTTTACGTTTTCAGTGTCATTACTACCATCAGCGCCCCATTCTGTAACATGCTGAAAGAAAGATATGGAGCCTAAGCGATCGTCATCTTCCCCAAAAGATGAATATCCAAATGCATCAGCATATGCATCTACACAGTTATTTGATTTTTTTATAAGTTTTTTATCACTCATTTTTGCCTTTCCCGTAATGTTATTTTTATAAAGAATTCTTTCAGCGCATTACCCAAAAGCCTCATCAGCACGCAGCTGATTATCCGTGTTTCCTATACGTCTGCGGCATACTGCCAATAACCTTCCCGAAAATGAACACCCGGTTCATCTCGTCTTTCTCGATCGGGTCCCACGGTGAGTAGCTCTTGTTATCAGAGATAACCAGTAGCTTATCTTTCATCATTTGCAGGCGCTTTACATGGGCTGTGTCGTCGTACAGAAACGCATAGATACCATCACCGTCGAAAGATTTAACCGTGATATCAACGAACAGCAGATCACCTGGTTCGATCGTTCCTGACATGCTGTCACCACGCACGTTAATGATGCGGATATTTTCCGCCTTCCTGCCATCGAACATGTGACGAGCATCGTCAAACGAGTACTCAACCGAGCGTAGAACTTCTACAAACTCACGGTTGATTACACCCGGCCCGGCACTGACTTCTATATCAAGAACGTCAATTTTGAAGTATTTGGAATGGCTGACAGTTGATTGTATTGGTTGCACTGTACTGTCTGACATATTTCCAACGCCAGAAGATAACCATTCTGCGCGCACACCCAAAGCGTTCGCGATCTCCACGATTTTAGTTGTTTGGTTAGCTTTCCCTGTTTCGATTTTCTGAATAGCAGCCTGGCTAACCCCGACCAAATCCCCAAGCGCCTTTTGTGTAAGGCCTCGCGCTAATCTGGCTTCTTTAAGTCTTTCTGAGAGTGTTGTTTTCATAGACCAAATGTACAACCAAGGTTTTATTTCATCAAACGAAAATGGTTGTTGACTAAAAACAACCATAGTTTTAATCTTGATTCGGATTAACCACGGAGGTTGTTATGAACCCAGCAATCAAAACAGCGATCAATATCGTTGGTTCACAAAAGAAACTAGGCGATGCCTGCGAAGTTTCACAGCAGGCCGTCTATAAGTGGCTTCACAACAAAGCAAAGGTATCCCCTGAACATGTCGGCAGCATTGTTACGGCTACTGGTGGAGTTGTGAAGGCATACCAGATTCGCCCGGATCTTCCGAAGTTGTTTCCACACACCGAAAAGAACGCAGCTTAAATTTCCATTTCACGCTCTTTAACAATAAGCAATCAACTTAACAGTCAATTCAAACTAAAGGAGTCAATTATGCAACCACTTACATACCAACAGACTAGCGGATTTATTCCGACTGCGGTGATAAATCGTTCTCAAACAAAACAAGCTCCAGGCCACGAAAAAATCCGTGATGCCGTCCGCGCCTGGTCGGCTGTAGATAATCAGGATGTCGTTGCCGCACTCATTGTGAATGAGTATCGGGAGCAGGGCGACGGCACCATCGATTTCCCTGATGATGTCAGCCGTGCACGCCAGAAGCTGTTCCGCTTCCTCGATAACAAATTCGATTCTGAAAAATACCGAAATAACGTGCGTGAACTGACCCCGGCAATTCTGGCGGTACTACCGCTGGAATATCGCGGTTACCTGGTTGAGCAGGATAGCTTCATGACTCGGTTGGCTGAAATGGAAAAGGAACTCAGTGAGGCAAAACAGGCTGTCATTCTCAACGCACCACGCCACCAGAAACTGAAGGAAATTAGTGAAGGTATTGTGTCGATGTTTCGTGTGGACCCAGATCTGGCTGGTCCATTGATGGCGATGGTTACTACCATGCTGGGGGCGATATGACAGGTTCAGAAATGGCGAAAGCCGGTCTGCGCGAACAGAACCGACTTTCAGGTGCAAATCGTAACACACTCATTGCGGGAGGAATTATGGCAAACACTGCTGAGATATTCAATTTTCCAGTGCCGGATGAGGCACAAAAGGAGCAGCGCGTGGCAGATCTCGATGATGGTTATACGCGCATTGCAAATGAGTTGCTGGAAGCTGTGATGCTGGCCGGATTAACACAGCACCAGCTTCTGGTCTTTCTGGCTGTCATGCGCAAAACATATGGCTTTAATAAAAAACAGGATTGGGTTAGCAACGAGCAACTTTCCGAATTAACCGGGATATTGCCGCACAAGTGTTCTGCTGCAAAAAGTGTTCTGGTAAAGCGTGGGATTTTAATTCAGAGCGGGCGGAATATCGGCATCAATAATGTGGTCAGTGAATGGTCAACATTACCCGAATCGGGTAAGAAAAATAAAGTTTACCTGAAAGAGGTAAATTTACCTAAATCAGGTAAAGGCGTTTACCCGAATCAGGTAAACACAAAAGACAAACTAACAAAAGACAATATAAAACCTTTTTCGTCCGAGAATTCTGGCGAATCCTCTGACCAGCCAGAAAACGATCTTCCTGTGGTGAAACCGGATGCTGCAATTCAGAGCGGCTGCAAGTGGGGGACAGCAGAAGACCTGACCGCCGCAGAGTGGATGTTTGACATGGTGAAGACCATCGCGCCATCAGCCAGAAAACCGAATTTTGCAGGGTGGGCTAACGATATCCGCCTGATGCGTGAACGTGACGGACGTAACCACCGCGATATGTGTGTACTGTTCCGCTGGGCATGCCAGGACAACTTCTGGTCCGGTAACGTGCTGAGTCCGGCCAAACTCCGCGACAAGTGGACCCAGCTCGAAATCAACCGTAACAAGCAACAGGCAGGCATGACAGCCGGCAAACCAAAACTCGACCTGACGAACACTGACTGGATTTACGGGGTGGATTTATGAAAAACATCGCCGCACAGATGGTTAACTTTGACCGTGAGCAGATGCGCCGGATCGCCAACAATATGCCGGAACAGTACGACGAAAAGCCGCAGGTACAGCAGGTAGCGCAGATCATCAACGGTGTGTTCAGCCAGTTACTGGCAACTTTCCCTGCGAGCCTGGCTAACCGGGATCAGAACGAACTGAACGAAATCCGCCGTCAGTGGGTTCTGGCTTTCCGGGAAAACGGGATCACCACAATGGAACAGGTTAACGCAGGAATGCGCGTAGCCCGTCGGCAGAATCGACCATTCCTGCCATCACCCGGGCAGTTTGTTGCCTGGTGCCGGGAAGAAGCATCCGTTACCGCCGGGCTGCCAAACGCCAGCGAGCTGGTTGATATGGTTTACGAGTATTGCCGGAAGCGTGGCCTGTATCCGGACGCAGAGTCTTATCCATGGAAATCAAACGCGCACTACTGGTTGGTTACCAACCTGTACCAGAACATGCGGGCCAATGCGCTGACTGACGCGGAATTACGGCGTAAAGCTGCCGATGAGCTGACCTGTATGACCGCGCGAATTAACCGTGGTGAGGCGATACCTGAACCAGTAAAACAACTTCCTGTCATGGGCGGTAGGCCTCTAAATCGTGCACAGGCTCTGGCGAAGATCGCAGAAATCAAAGCTAAGTTTGGGCTGAAAGGGGGAAAAGCATTATATAAAAAGATTTCGAAATAATGCATTGATTTTTATGTTTTTTTCTGTTCAGGTCCTATTGGTTGAAATTAATGCCACTGGGAATAAAAGTTTTAGCAAAGCCCTTCAAAAATGTTGCTGTTGTAAGCTAGAATAATGCGCCAAATTTACATTGCTGAAACCTGGAATATAGGATGAAAATCATACAGTTACAAATGGTATTTTTTTACGATTCATCAACGACTGTCGATTTCGATGGAATGTCGTATTTTATTAGGCAAACTTTTAAAAAGAAGGCAGGTATTGAATTAACAAACAATATGATGTTGGGCGTTTTACCTATGGATACCCCACCAGAGATTCCTCGTCTCCAATTGTTTTCTATAGATAATAAATTTAGAGTTCAATGCTCACTGCAGAGATGTGATTTGTTTTTTGAACGTATGGATTCTGAGCAAGAGGTAGACTTACATTTGTTTCAAGAAGTTTTCGATAGTGTGGTTGATATCCATAAAGAACTCAATAAGGATATTATCAGAATAGGCTTGGTGGCCGTTAAGGCGGAATTAAACAACAACCCAAACAAAGAGATTGTTAAAAACTATCTTAGTAACAACATGCAGAATGATAGCGAAATAATTGAAGATATTAATTTAATGTATAATAAAAAATTCGAGTTTGAGCAGTCCATATTTAATTGTCATTTGTCGATTATGTCAGGATATGATATTGTCAGAGAACAACCAATGCTAGTGAAACAGATCGATGTGAATACAATCGAGAGTTTTATATTTAAAGATAAATATACCGCAGAAAAAACAAAAAAAGCCTTTTTAAGTAAAGTGAATGAAATTCAGTAATGTGAGGTGGCTGAATGAATAAGGATGATAATAAAAAGGATATAAAAAGAACTGCAAAAAATAATGCTATAGTCAACGATGACATGGCAAAAAGAACTGCGCATCATTCACTTTATTCTAATTCACAAGTATCGAATAGTACATCTACGTATACAGGAGGGGTACAAAAAATTAGTAATTTGCAGATAGATAATAAAACTGCAACAGCTTCAAATAAAGAGCGGGAAAGTATATCCATCAAAGACGCGGCACCACAAAAATTAATAAAAACCTCTCTTTTTGTTAATGAAAAAGAAATGTTGCATGAAGCTATAAAATACAGTTCAAAAGCAACTGTGCCGGTGATGGATAATACTGTCTCTAATGCCATTTTATCTAATTACTTTGTTAATAATAATTCTGAATCTACAATTTCTTTTAATAAAGAGAATGTAAAAAAATATACAAAAAGTGATATTGATAACATCCTCTGGAAAAATACCAATGATCAACTAACCAATTTTTCGCAAGAGTTGAATAAGAGCAAAAAGAATATTAATGATACTAAAAGAAAAATAGGTAAGGTAATGTCTTCATTATCTCAGCAAACTGCAAAGATTGAGCAATTTGATGCAACATTATCAAATGCTGAAAAAGATATACATGAGAAAGTTAAAAGCTTTGAATCGGAAGTAATTACAGCAAGGAACTCAATGCTGGGTGTCATTGCTTTATTTGCTTCTTTCTTTACTTTCATTTCTATTTCAGTAAACGTATTTTCTCGCGATATGTCTTTAAGCATGTCAATCTCAGTTTTGTTAGTGATATGGTCGTGCTTAATTAGCTTTATCTTTGTTTTTATGGCAGGAATTAGCAAGGGAGGAGCTTTTTTTACAAGCTCATCATTTATTAAGCATGCCATTTTTATGGTTGTGCTTTTTATTTCATCTTTCGCACTCCCTAAAGTTATTTTTAATATCTTTGCAATTAGCTGACTATCAGATGTTATCTTCAGTTGTTTAGGGTTGATTTAAAAGCGAATCTTAATATTTTCAAGTTTTGAATTTAGAAATAAAAAAGCCATAATATTGTCATCGGAGCCTAAAAAACTCCGGTGACTTCTGCGCTAAACGGGGACGTTTATGCGCACACACAATCCAAACTCTCATCTCCATTCACAGATGCAGAAATGCACCTACGATTTTTTACATTCGGTGTTTTACTTCGACAGCCAGAATTGGGAGTCTCTATTCGTCTGGCGGCTAAAGGTGATATGGAAATCGTTATGTTTTGGCCTGAGGTAGTTGTAACTGTTGTAGCAGCTATGGCTGTGATCATCATGGTGTCCATTTACTGGGGTTGACGACATGATTTATCCGGCGCTATATTCTGTGCGTTGCCGCAAAATCGGCACACGGGATTGGCGTCCCGGGATACTACTCAACGCATACCGCGTTAAGCGGTTTTTTTGTGCGCTAAGCACGGCTATGCCCAAATTATGGTGGGCTGTGTGAGGGCTTCTTCGGAAGCGCCGGGTTTGAGTAGCCGGTTACGCCAACCTTACACAGTTCACCACCAGTCGATTGGCGTCGTTGGTGGTGATGGTTAACCTGATGAGGTGATACTATGACTACTCAATTAGCATTCCACAAAACGACGTTTACCCCGATTTGCCACAATAACAGAATTTGGCTTACTGCCACTGAAGTTGGTTTAGCACTGGAATATGCGGACGATAAAGCAGTTCAGCGCATTTACTCTCGGCACTCAGATGAATTCACAGATATGATGACAAGGGTGGTCAAAGTGACCACCCCTCGTGGAATGCAGGAGTCTCGAGTATTTAGCCTTCGCGGAGCCCATTTGATCGCCATGTTTGCTCGTACTCCTGTGGCCAAAGAATTCCGCCGCTGGGTTCTGGATATTCTCGATCGAGAAGTTCAACAATCCCCAATCACAAAACAATTCACTGATAACGAACTTTGCACACTCGCCTGGTTATGGCGAGCAAGTGATACGATGTTAACCGCCTGCCAGAACGTTACGCCCCTTCTTCAGGTCGCAGAGCATCGCGAAGCAGGTAGATTCACTTCAATCGAACAAGAATATCCTCGGATACTCAACAGGGCGCGAGAAATCCTTGCCAGAGAAACGGCGCATGTAAAATTCCAACCGTGGCAGGATGATAAGTGGAGTCGTGTGTTACCATATTTCCGTCAGAATCTGTTGCAATAAAGTCACTAGTTAGAAATACTGCCAGCATTCTGCGATGACGGAAGTGCTGGCATTTTTTTTGGTAATGTGCGAGTCCATTTCATAAAATACGGGTACTGGAACTGGACGATATAATCTAAAAGATACCATTATCAGTAGCATTAAAATCGCTATGTGCCGATACGGATATAAATTATATTGATTGTTCACATACCTTATTGGATATTACTGAGGGGTGTTTATATAAGGTGTAACGATGATGTGGAACTTTGACAGTGCCGACTTAAGTGCAATAGCAGCAGGCATTTCTGCGTTTGGCACATTAGCCGCAGCGGGGTCGGCGCTTGCAAGTTGGTACACGTCAAAAAAAGCGCTGCAGCTACAAAATAGAGTTTACCTTTATGAGTCTTTAAAGGCTTGCGCTGAGAGAGCCAATTCATCAGCTAAAGATAAGCGCGGATCTGAATGGAGCGTTAATGATGCAGCGGATATCATCAGGTGCCTAGTACGGGCGATGGAGATCATCAAGCAGGATAGCCAGCAGAAAGAAGGTAATCAGGCATTAATGTTGAAACAGTACTTTGTTAATCTGCTAATAATGGAACTGTACGAGGAAGTTCATAACGGTGATGCGGCTGATTCTGTTTTTAAAAGTACGGAACCTACACAAGTACTTGATAACTTATGGAGCAAATGGCAGGAGGCTATAGCTTTTTTTGATATTTGGAATTACCCAGTTGCGACTGAGGAAGACTTGGCAGACTAATTTTCAGCACATTTGATTTCCAATAATCAACCAGCCATAATCATGCCATTGGAGCTTGAACAACTCCGGTGACTTCTGCGCTAAACGGGGACGTTTATGCGCACATACAATCCAAACTCTCTTCTCCCTTCACAGATGCAGAGATGCACCTGCGATTTTTTGCATCCAGCGTTTGACCTCTGCGGAGGTGAAGCGTGAACCTCCCACAAGACGGCATCAAATTGCATCGTGGTAACTTCACTGCTATCGGTCAGCAGATCCAGCCTTATCTGGAGGAAGGCAAATGCTTTCGCATGGTGCTTAAACCGTGGCGTGAGAAACGCAGTCTTTCCCAGAATGCACTCAGCCACATGTGGTACAGCGAAATCAGTGAATACCTCATCAGCAGGGGTAAAACGTTCGCCACTCCAGCTTGGGTAAAAGATGCTCTCAAACACACATATCTCGGTTATGAAACCAAAGACCTGGTTGATGTCGTAACCGGTGATATCACCACTATCCAGTCGTTACGCCATACCTCCGATCTTGATACCGGAGAGATGTATGTCTTCCTGTGTAAGGTTGAAGCCTGGGCGGTGAATATTGGCTGCCACCTGACTATTCCGCAGAGCTGCGAGTTCCAGCTGCTCCGCGACAAGCAGGAGGCGTAATGGCTACACCGCTTATTCGTGTCATGAACGGACACATCTACAGAGTATCAAATCGTCGTAAGCGTAAGCCTGAGCTGAAGCCATCCGAAATACCAACACTGCTCGGATATACCGCTAGCCTGGTTGATAAAAAATGGTTGCGACTGGCAGCAAGGAGGAATCATGGCTGATTTGAGAAAAGCAGCGCGTGGTCGGGAATGCCAGGTAAGAATCCCTGGCGTATGTAATGGCAATTCTGAAACGTCTGTACTGGCACATATCCGGCTGGCTGGATTGTGCGGTACCGGTATCAAACCGCCAGACCTGATTGCCACCATTGCATGTTCTGCCTGCCACGACGAAATCGACCGCCGCACACATTTTGTCGATGCTGCATATGCAAAAGAATGCGCGCTGGAAGGTATGGCGAGAACACAGGTTATCTGGCTGAAAGAGGGGGTTATTAAGGCGTGAATACCTACAGTATCACATTACCCTGGCCTCCGAGCAATAATCGCTATTACCGCCATAATCGCGGGCGCACGCACGTCAGCGCAGAGGGGCAGGCATACCGCGATAACGTCGCCCGAATCATTAAAAACGCAATGCTGGATATCGGCCTGGCTATGCCTGTGAAAATCCGCATTGAGTGCCACATGCCGGATCGCCGTCGCCGTGACCTGGATAATCTGCAAAAAGCCGCTTTTGACGCACTCACTAAAGCAGGTTTCTGGCTGGATGATGCTCAGGTCGTTGATTACCGCGTTGTGAAGATGCCTGTTACCAAAGGTGGGAGGCTGGAACTGACCATCACCGAAATGGGGAATGAATGATGTTTGAGTTTAATATGGCAGAACTTCTTCGCCACCGCTGGGGGCGTCTGCGCTTATATCGTTTCCCCGGTTCTGTTTTGACCGATTACCGAATACTGAAGAATTACGCCAAAACCCTGACAGGAGCAGGAGTATGAAGTCAGAGATAACAATCAACTAATACTGTTTTGTTGATTTTTGCTTGTAATTGGCGTTCTGGTCTGATTTTTGTGGAGTAAGTTGATGCGTGATATTCAGATGGTTCTTGAGCGTTGGGGAGCGTGGGCGGCTAATAATCATGAAGATGTGACCTGGTCGTCCATTGCCGCCGGTTTTAAGGGATTAATTACTTCAAAAGTAAAATCTCGCCCGCAATGTTGTGACGATGACGCGATGATCATTTGCGGGTGCATGGCCCGTCTGAAAAAGAACAACAGTGATTTGCACGATTTATTAGTAGATTATTATGTAGTCGGTATGACATTCATGTCACTGGCAGGTAAGCATTGCTGCTCTGATGGTTATATCGGGAAAAGGTTACAGAAGGCTGAGGGTATAATTGAAGGGATGTTAATGGCATTAGATATCCGGTTAGAGATGGATATCGTTGTTAATAACTCTAATTAATATGCCAATTGTTTACTAAAAATTATTAAAAATGGGGCGTTGAGACGCCCCCAAAAATAAAGGGTAATATATAACAGAAGGTTTATATAGTTAGAAGCAAGGTTGTGCTTCTAAAGGAAGTGGCTTGAGGGAGCCACTTATATGTTGGGGAGGCAAAGCCTCCCGCAACATATCTTTTAGTAATCAAATTAGAACTGGTAAACCATACCTACAGCAACGATATCATCGGTAGCAACGCCAGATGCTTTCGTGAAATCGCTCTTATCAATCAGGTTGATTTTGTAATCAACAAAAGTGGACATATTTTTGTTGAAGTAATAGGTTGCACCTACATCAATATATTCAACCAGGTCCTGATCACCCCACGCACCCAAGTCTTTTCCTTTAGATTGCAGGTAAGCAACGGACGGACGCAGACCGAAGTCGAACTGATATTGTGCAACTACTTCGAAGTTTTGTGCTTTGTTGGCAATATGGTTATTACCAAAAACAGTCATGTTCTGGGTTTCAGAATAGGTGGTAGCCAGATAGATGTTGTTCGCATCATATTTCAGACCAGCTGCCCATACTTCAGCATTTTGACCAGATGCATTCAGGCTGTTGTTACCGTAGATAACCTGATTATTAGTGCGGTCAGATTTAGCATAGGTTGCACCTACACCGAATCCTTCATACTCATAAGTAGTGGAGAAACCGAAACCATCACCATTAGCTTCAGTTACGTCAGTGCGGTCATTTTTACCCTGATACTGAGCAGCAAAGTTCAGACCATCAACCAGACCAAAGAAGTCGTTGTTACGATAAGTTGCAACACCAGTGGTGCGACCAGTCATGAACACATCTGTTTGGGTCCAGGTATCGCCACCGAATTCTGGCAGAACGTCAGTCCACGCACCGATGTCGTATGCTACACCGTAGTTACGGCCGTAATCGATTGAGCCGTAGTCACCGAATTTCAGGCCTGCAAATGCAAGACGGGTTTTGTCTTTGGAGGAACCTTGAGATTCAGCGCGGTTGCCTTTGAATTCATATTCCCACTGACCGAAACCAGTCAGTTGATCGTTGATTTGGGTTTCACCTTTGAAGCCAAGACGGGCATAAGTAGTATCACCATCATCTGCATCATTAGAGGAGAAGTAGTGCTTAGCATTAACTTTCCCGTACAGATCCAGCTTGTTACTGTCTTTATTATAAATTTCAGCTGCCTGAGCAGACATCGCCATCAGTACTGATGCAGCTACAGCAGAAATTGCCACTGTTAATTTTTTCATCGTGAGCCCTTTTTTTTGAACTATTATTAAAAAATGATGTCACTGCGCGATAAATATTCATCTAATCAATGTGATTATTTCAAGATGTAAGTTTTGGTTTCTCGTTTGATTTGTGAAGTAGATCTCTATTTTTATCTGAACTTTTTTCTATCGAATCCTATTCATAGCTCTTGGCTGAATAAAAATAAATCTATTAGCCAATTTATATTAACGGCTGTTATTTATAAGTGCTCTATAATTTGAAGGTTCAATTTAAATCGGCTAAAAATAACACTGGAAATTATTTGTTGGTTATTTGTTGAGATTTGCTTATGTATTTGTAGTGGTGTTTTCAATACTCGGTAGCATTCTCGCAAATATCATTTAGTGGTTTACGTACGTAAAAAATTGGTTATGCTGTTAAGAGTGGTTACTTCGTCACACAGCTTAAACCCGCCGTCGAGCGGGTTTTTCCATTTTTTGAGTCTCGATATTAGCTGATAACCCAATACCTGAGTTATTCACTGACTCCGAGTCTGTTACGTTTCGTAGTATTCCCTCAATTTACACCCGCTTTGTCTGCGAGGTGGGGTTATGAAATCCATGGATAAGTTAACAACGGGTGTCGCCTATGGCACCTCAGCAGGTAGTGCCGGGTACTGGTTTTTACAGCTGCTAGATAAAGTCACGCCCTCACAGTGGGCGGCAATTGGAGTGCTGGGTAGCCTGGTATTTGGCCTGCTGACGTACCTGACAAACCTTTATTTCAAGATTAAAGAAGATAAGCGTAAGGCTGCGAGAGGTGAATAATGTCGCCATCATTACGCAAGGCTGTAGCAGCTGCTATTGGTGGTGGGGCTGTTGCCATAGCGTCTGTGCTCATCACTGGTCCGAGTGGTGACGATGGTCTGGAAGGTGTCAGCTACATACCATATAAAGATATTGTTGGTGTATGGACTGTATGTCACGGGCATACAGGAAAAGACATCATGCTCGGTAAAACGTATACCAAAGCAGAATGCAAAGCACTCTTGAATAAAGACCTTGCCACTGTCGCCAGACAAATTAACCCGTACATCAAAGTCGATATACCGGAAACAACGCGCGGCGCTCTTTACTCATTCGTTTACAACGTGGGTGCTGGCAATTTCAGAACATCGACGCTTCTTCGCAAAATAAACCAGGGCGATATCAAAGGCGCATGTGATCAGCTACGTCGCTGGACATATGCTGGCGGTAAGCAATGGAAAGGTCTCATGACTCGTCGTGAGATTGAGCGTGAAATCTGTTTGTGGGGTCAGCAATGAACAGAGTAACCGCGATTATCTCCGCTCTGGTTATCTGCATCATCGTCTGCCTGTCATGGGCTGTTAATCATTACCGTGATAACGCCATTACCTACAAAGCCCAGCGCGACAAAAATGCCAGAGAACTGAAGCTGGCGAACGCGGCAATTACTGACATGCAGATGCGTCAGCGTGATGTTGCTGCGCTCGATGCAAAATACACGAAGGAGTTAGCTGATGCGAAAGCTGAAAATGATGCTCTGCGTGATGATGTTGCCGCTGGTCGTCGTCGGTTGCACATCAAAGCAGTCTGTCAGTCAGTGCGTGAAGCCACCACCGCCTCCGGCGTGGATAATGCAGCCTCCCCCCGACTGGCAGACACCGCTGAACGGGATTATTTCACTCTCAGAGAGAGGCTGATCACGATGCAAAAACAACTGGAAGGAACCCAGAAGTATATTAATGAGCAGTGCAGATAGAGCTGCCCATATCGATGGGCAACTCATGCAATTATTGTGAGCAATACACCCGCGCTTCCAGCGGAGTATAAATGCCTAAAGTAATAAAACCGAGCAATCCATTTACGAATGTTTGCTGGGTTTCTGTTTTAACAACATTTTCTGCGCCGCCACAAATTTTGGCTGCATCAACAGTTTTCTCCTGTCCAATTCCCGAAACGAAGAAATGATGGGTGATGGTTTCCTTTGGTGTTACTGCTGTCGGTTTGTTTCCAACAGTAAACGTCTGTTGAGCACATCCTGTAATAAGCATTGCCAGAGCGGCAGAAAACAACATTTTTTTCATCTTATTATCCTGCATTGTTAAAAACGGCAGAATCCTATGTGACAACAATTAAACGATAGTTAAATGGATTGATGAAAAATAAAACTATATAGGTGGATGCTCAGCCTATTGGAGGAGGGGGGCACTCAGAATCCTGTGGAATGAAATAAACCGCTCTATCTGTCCATTACCCTTTTAGCTGCGCTGTATCGTCGCCGTATTCCCGCATTAGCCATCACCGTAGCCCGACGGGGAATTCCTTCTGCGTGAGTGTGCGGGAATAATCAAAAACGATGCACACCGGGTTTTTACCGCGTTTATGGTTCGCGGGGGTGTCCCTCATGCTCGCCAGTCCTGTGCGGGGGTGGAAGAAACAGGACGTGTATTCAGGTCTGTGTGACTGTGGTCGCAAGACTTTTGTCGTTCAGCTATTAAATCCCATTACGAAGTAGACCAGAACGGCCAACGGGTCCTTTCCGGCGATCCGACAGGTTACGGGGCGGCGACCTCGCGGGTTTTCGCTATTTATGAAAATTTTCCGGTTTAAGGCGTTTCCGTTCTTCTTTGCCGTAACTTAATGTTTTTATTTAAAACACCCTCTGAAAAGAAAGGAAACGACAGGTGCTGAAAACGAGCTTTTTGGCCTCTGTCGTTTCCTTTCTCTGTTTTTGTCCGTGGAATGAACAATGGAAGTCAACAAAAAGCAGCTGGCTGACATTTTCGGCGCGAGTATCCGTACCATTCAGAACTGGCAGGAGCAGGGAATGCCCGTTCTGCGGGGTGGAGGCAAGGGTAATGAAGTGCTTTATGACTCTGCCGCCGCCATAAAATGGTATGCCGAAAGGGATGCTGAAATTGAGAACGAAAAGCTGCGCCGGGAAGTTGAAGAACTGCGGCAGGCCAGCGAGACAGATCTCCAGCCAGGGACTATTGAGTACGAACGCCATCGACTTACGCGTGCGCAGGCCGACGCACAGGAGCTGAAAAATGCCAGAGACTCCGCTGAAGTGGTGGAAACCGCATTCTGTACTTTCGTGCTGTCGCGGATCGCAGGTGAAATTGCCAGTATTCTCGACGGGATCCCCCTGTCGGTGCAGCGGCGTTTTCCGGAACTGGAAAACCGACATGTTGATTTCCTGAAACGGGATATCATCAAAGCCATGAACAAAGCAGCCGCGCTGGATGAACTGATACCGGGGTTGCTGAGTGAATATATCGAACAGTCAGGTTAACAGGCTGCGGCATTTTGTCCGCGCCGGGCTTCGCTCACTGTTCAGGCCGGAGCCACAGACCGCCGTTGAATGGGCGGATGCCAATTACTATCTCCCGAAAGAATCCGCATACCAGGAAGGGCGCTGGGAAACACTGCCCTTTCAGCGGGCCATCATGAATGCGATGGGCAGCGACTACATCCGCGAGGTGAATGTGGTGAAGTCTGCCCGTGTTGGTTATTCCAAAATGCTGTTGGGTGTTTATGCCTACTTCATAGAGCATAAGCAGCGCAACACCCTTATCTGGTTGCCGACGGATGGCGATGCCGAGAACTTTATGAAAACCCACGTCGAGCCGACCATCCGTGATATTCCATCGCTGCTGGCGCTGGCCCCGTGGTATGGCAAAAAGCACCGGGATAACACGCTCACCATGAAGCGTTTCACCAATGGGCGTGGTTTCTGGTGCCTGGGCGGTAAAGCGGCAAAAAACTACCGTGAAAAGTCAGTGGATGTGGCGGGTTATGATGAACTTGCTGCCTTTGATGATGATATTGAACAGGAAGGCTCTCCGACGTTCCTGGGTGACAAGCGTATTGAAGGCTCGGTCTGGCCAAAGTCCATCCGTGGCTCCACGCCCAAAGTGAGAGGCACCTGTCAGATTGAGCGTGCAGCCAGTGAATCCCCGCATTTTATGCGTTTTCATGTTGCCTGCCCGCACTGCGGGGAGGAGCAGTACCTTAAATTTGGCGATAAAGAGACGCCGTTTGGCCTCAAATGGACGCCGGATGATCCCTCCAGCGTGTTTTATCTCTGCGAACATAATGCCTGCGTCATCCGCCAGCAGGAGCTGGACTTCACTGATGCCCGTTATATCTGCGAAAAGACCGGGATCTGGACCCGTGATGGCATTCTCTGGTTTTCGTCATCCGGTGAAGAGATTGAGCCGCCGGACAGTGTGACCTTTCACATCTGGACGGCGTACAGCCCGTTCACCACCTGGGTGCAGATTGTCAAAGACTGGATGAAAACGAAAGGGGATACGGGAAAACGTAAAACCTTCGTGAACACCACGCTCGGTGAGACGTGGGAGGCGAAAATTGGCGAACGTCCGGATGCTGAAGTGATGGCAGAGCGGAAAGAGCATTATTCAGCGCCCGTTCCTGACCGTGTGGCTTACCTGACCGCCGGTATCGACTCCCAGCTGGACCGCTACGAAATGCGCGTATGGGGATGGGGGCCGGGTGAGGAAAGCTGGCTGATTGACCGGCAGATTATTATGGGCCGCCACGACGACGAGCAGACGCTGCTGCGTGTGGATGAGGCCATCAATAAAACCTATACCCGCCGGAATGGTGCAGAAATGTCGGTATCCCGTATCTGCTGGGATATTGGCGGGATTGACCCGACCATTGTGTATGAACGCTCGAAAAAGCATGGGCTGTTCCGGGTGATCCCCATTAAAGGGGCATCCGTCTACGGAAAGCCTGTGGCCAGCATGCCACGTAAGCGAAACAAAAACGGGGTTTACCTTACCGAAATTGGTACGGATACCGCGAAAGAGCAGATTTATAACCGCTTCACACTGACGCCGGAAGGGGATGAACCGCTTCCCGGTGCCGTTCACTTCCCGAATAACCCGGATATTTTTGATCTGACCGAAGCGCAGCAGCTGACAGCTGAAGAGCAGGTCGAAAAATGGGTGGATGGCAGGAAAAAAATACTGTGGGACAGCAAAAAACGACGCAATGAGGCGCTCGACTGCTTCGTTTATGCGCTGGCGGCGCTGCGCATCAGTATTTCCCGCTGGCAGCTGGATCTCAGTGCGCTGCTGGCGAGCCTGCAGGAAGAGGATGGTGCAGCAACCAACAAGAAAACACTGGCAGATTACGCCCGTGCCTTATCCGGAGAGGATGAATGATGCGACAGGAAGAACTTGCCGCTGCCCGTGCGGCACTGCATGACCTGATGACAGGTAAACGGGTGGCAACAGTACAGAAAGACGGACGAAGGGTGGAGTTTACGGCCACTTCCGTGTCTGACCTGAAAAAATATATTGCAGAGCTGGAAGTGCAGACCGGCATGACACAGCGACGCAGGGGACCTGCAGGATTTTATGTATGAAAACGCCCACCATTCCCACCCTTCTGGGGCCGGACGGCATGACATCGCTGCGCGAATATGCCGGTTATCACGGCGGTGGCAGCGGATTTGGTGGGCAGTTGCGGGCGTGGAACCCACCGGGTGAAAGTGTGGATGCAGCCCTGCTGCCCAACTTTACCCGTGGCAATGCCCGCGCAGACGATCTGGTACGCAATAACGGCTATGCCGCCAACGCCATCCAGCTGCATCAGGATCATATCGTCGGGTCTTTTTTCCGGCTCAGTCATCGCCCAAGCTGGCGCTATCTGGGCATCGGGGAGGAAGAAGCCCGTGCCTTTTCCCGCGAGGTTGAAGCGGCATGGAAAGAATTTGCCGAGGATGACTGCTGCTGCATTGACGTTGAGCGAAAACGCACGTTTACCATGATGATTCGGGAAGGTGTGGCCATGCACGCCTTTAACGGAGAACTGTTCGTTCAGGCCACCTGGGATACCAGTTCGTCGCGGCTTTTCCGGACACAGTTCCGGATGGTCAGCCCGAAGCGCATCAGCAATCCGAACAATACCGGCGACAGCCGGAACTGCCGTGCCGGTGTGCAGATTAATGACAGCGGTGCGGCGCTGGGATATTACGTCAGCGAGGACGGGTATCCTGGCTGGATGCCGCAGAAATGGACATGGATACCCCGTGAGTTACCCGGCGGGCGCGCCTCGTTCATTCACGTCTTTGAACCCGTGGAGGACGGGCAGACCCGCGGTGCAAATGTGTTTTACAGCGTGATGGAGCAGATGAAGATGCTCGACACGCTGCAGAACACGCAGCTGCAGAGCGCCATTGTGAAGGCGATGTATGCCGCCACCATTGAAAGTGAGCTGGATACGCAGTCAGCGATGGATTTTATTCTTGGCGCGAACAGTAATGAGCAGCGGGACAAGCTGACGGGCTGGATTGGTGAAATTGCCGCGTATTACGCCGCCGCGCCGGTCCGGCTGGGAGGCGCAAAAGTGCCGCACCTGATGCCGGGTGACTCTCTGAACCTGCAGACGGCTCAGGACACGGATAACGGCTACTCCGTGTTTGAGCAGTCACTGCTGCGGTATATCGCTGCCGGACTGGGTGTCTCGTATGAGCAGCTTTCCCGGAATTACGCCCAGATGAGCTACTCCACGGCACGGGCCAGCGCGAACGAGTCGTGGGCGCACTTTATGGGGCGGCGAAAATTCGTCGCATCCCGTCAGGCGAGCCAGATGTTTCTGTGCTGGCTGGAAGAGGCCATCGCCCGCCGCGTGGTGACGTTACCTTCAAAAGCGCGCTTCAGTTTTCAGGAAGCCCGCAGTGCCTGGGGGAACTGCGACTGGATAGGCTCCGGTCGTATGGCCATCGATGGTCTGAAAGAAGTTCAGGAAGCGGTGATGCTGATAGAAGCCGGGCTGAGCACCTACGAGAAAGAGTGTGCAAAACGCGGCGACGACTATCAGGAAATTTTTGCCCAGCAGGTCCGTGAAACGATGGAGCGCCGCGCAGCCGGTCTTAAACCGCCCGCCTGGGCGGCTGCAGCATTTGAATCCGGGCTGCGACAATCAACAGAGGAGGAGAAGAGTGACAGCAGAGCTGCGTAATCTCCCGCATATTGCCAGCATGGCTTTTAATGAGCCGCTGATGCTTGAACCCGCCTATGCGCGGGTTTTCTTTTGTGCGCTTGCAGGCCAGCTTGGGATCAGCCGCCTGACGGATGCGGTGTCCGGCGACAGCCTGACTGCCCAAGAGGCACTCGCGACGCTGGCATTATCCGGTGATGATGACGGACCACGACAGGCCCGCAGTTATCAGGTCATGAACGGCATCGCCGTGCTGCCGGTGTCCGGCACGCTGGTCAGCCGGACGCGGGCGCTGCAGCCGTACTCGGGGATGACCGGTTACAACGGCATTATCGCCCGTCTGCAACAGGCTGCCAGCGACCCGATGGTGGACGGCATTCTGCTCGATATGGACACACCGGGCGGAATGGTGGCGGGAGCATTTGACTGCGCTGACATCATCGCCCGTGTGCGTGACATAAAGCCGGTATGGGCGCTGGCCAATGACATGAACTGCAGCGCAGGTCAGCTGCTTGCCAGTGCCGCCTCCCGGCGTCTGGTCACGCAGACCGCCCGGACAGGCTCCATCGGCGTCATGATGGCTCACAGTAATTACGGCGCTGCACTGGAGAAACAGGGCGTGGAAATCACGCTGATTTACAGCGGCAGCCATAAGGTGGATGGCAACCCCTACAGCCATCTACCGGATGATGTCCGGGAAACATTGCAGTCCCGGATGGATGCAACCCGCCGGATGTTTGCACAGAAGGTGTCGGCATATACCGGCCTGTCCGTGCAGGCTGTGCTGGATACCGAGGCTGCAGTGTACAGCGGTCAGGAGGCCATTGATGCCGGACTGGCTGATGAACTTGTTAACAGCACCGATGCGATCACCGTCATGCGTGATGCACTGGATGCACGTAAATCCCGTCTCTCAGGAGGGCGAATGACCAAAGAGACTCAATCAACAACTGTTTCAGCCACTGCTTCGCAGGCTGACGTTACTGACGTGGTGTCAGCGACGGAGGGCGAAAACGCCAGCGCGGCGCAGCCGGACGTGAACGCGCAGATCACCGCAGCGGTTGCGGCAGAAAACAGCCGCATTATGGGGATCCTCAACTGTGAGGAGGCTCACGGACGCGAAGAACAGGCACGCGTGCTGGCCGAAACCCCCGGTATGACCGTGGAAACGGCCCGCCGCATTCTGGCCGCAGCACCACAGAGTGCACAGGCGCGCAGTGACACTGCGCTGGATCGTCTGATGCAGGGGGCACCGGCACCGCTGGCTGCAGGTAACCTGGCATCTGATATCCATAAAGAATTACTTAATACACCTGAAGCTTTACCGGTATAAGAGGCAGTTATGGCGACAAAAGAAGAGTTTAACCATTACCAGCCGCTGGGTAACAGTGATCCGGTTCATACAGCAATTGCGCCTGGCGGATTGAGTGCGAAAACGCCTGCAATGACCCCGCTGATGCTGGATGGCACTACCCGTAAGCTGGTTGTGTGGGATGGCACCACCGACGGTGCTGCCGTTGGCATTCTGGCGGTTGCTGCTGACCAGACCAGCACCACACTGACGTTCTACAAGTCCGGCTCGTTCCGTTATGAGGATGTGCTCTGGCCGGAGGCTGCCAGCGACGAGACTAAAAAACGGACCGCGTTTGCCGGAACGGCAATCAGCATCGTTTAATCTTCCCCTTCATCAACAAAGGCCGCCTGTGCGGCTTTTTTTATGGAAATAATTTATGTCTGTATATACAACTGCAGAATTACTGGCATCGACCCAGCATCACTTTAAGTTCGATCCGCTGTTTCTGCGCCTGTTTTTCCGTGAAACCTATCCTTTCACCACGGAGAAAGTCTATCTCTCACAAATTCCGGGACTGGTAAACATGGCGCTGTACGTTTCGCCGATTGTTTCCGGTGAGGTTATCCGATCCCGTGGCGGCTCCACCTCTGAATTTACGCCGGGTTATGTCAAACCCAAGCATGAGGTGAATCCGCAGATGACCCTGCGTCGCCTGCCGGATGAAGATCCGCAGAACCTGGCTGACCCGGCTTACCGTCGTCGCCGTATTATTCGGCAGAATATGCTGGATGAAAATCTGGCGATTGCCCAGGTCGAAGAGATGCAGGCAGTTTCTGCCGTGCTTAAGGGCAAATACACCATGACCGGTGAAGCCTTCGATCCGGTTGAGGTGGATATGGGCCGCAGTGAGGCGAATAACATCACGCAGTCCGGCGGCACGGAGTGGAGCAAGCGTGACAAGTCCACGTATGACCCGACCGACGATATCGAAGCCTACGCGCTGAACGCCAGCGGCGTGGTGAATATCATCGTGTTTGACCCGAAAGGCTGGGCGCTGTTCCGTTCCTTCAAAGCCGTCAAGGAGAAGCTGGATACCCGTCGCGGCTCTCATTCCGAACTGGAGACAGCGGTAAAAGACTTGGGCAAAGCGGTGTCTTATAAGGGAATGTATGGCGATGTGGCCATCGTCGTGTATTCCGGGCAGTACGTGGAAAACGGTGTCAAAAAGAACTTCCTGCCGGACAACACGATGGTGCTGGGGAACACTCAGGCACGCGGTCTGCGCACCTATGGCTGCATTCAGGATGCGGACGCACAGCGCGAAGGCATTAACGCCTCTGCCCGTTACCCGAAAAACTGGGTGACCACCGGCGATCCGGCGCGTGAGTTCACCATGATTCAGTCAGCACCGCTGATGCTGCTGGCTGACCCTGATGAGTTCGTGTCCGTACAACTGGCGTAATCATGGCCCTTCGGGGCCATTGTTTCTCTGTGGAGGGGTTCATGACGAAAGATGAACTGATTGCCCGTCTCCGTTCGCTGGGTGAACAACTGAACCGTGATGTCAGCCTGACGGGGACGAAAGAAGAACTGGCGCTCCGTGTGGCAGAGCTGGAAGAGGAGCTTGATGACACGGATGACGCTGCCGGTCAGGATACATCTGTCAACCCGGAAAATGCGCTGACCGGACATGAAAATGAGGTGGTATCAGCGCAGCCGGATACCGTGATTCAGGATACGGCTGCTCTGGTCACGGTCGTGGCACTGGTGACGCTGCATACCGATGCACTTCACGCCACGCGGGATGAACCTGTGGCATTTGCGCTGCCGGGAACGGCGTTTCGTGTCTCTGCCGGTATGGCAGCCGAAATGACAGAACGTGGCCTGGCCAGAATGCAATAACGGGAGGCGCTGTGGCTGATTTCGATAACCTGTTCGATGCTGCCATTGCCCGCGCCGATGAAACGATACGCGGGTACATGGGAACGTCAGCCACCATGACATCCGGTGAGCAGTCCGGCGCAGTAATACGTGGTGTTTTTGATGACCCTGAAAATATCAGCTATGCCGGACAGGGCGTGCGCGTTGAAGGCTCCAGCCCGTCCCTGTTTGTCCGGACTGATGATGTGCGGCAACTGCGGCGTGGAGACACGCTGACCATCGGTGAGGAAAACTTCTGGATAGACCGGATTTCGCCGGATGATGGCGGAAGCTGTCATCTCTGGCTTGGGCGGGGCGTACCGCCTGCCGTTAACCGTCGCCGCTGAAAGGGGGATGTATGGCCATAAAAGGTCTTGAGCAGGCCGTTGAAAACCTCAGCCGTATCAGCAGAACGGCGGTGCCCGGTGCCGCCGCAATGGCCATTAACCGCGTTGCTTCATCCGCGATATCGCAGTCGGCGTCACAGGTTGCCCGTGAGACAAAGGTACGCCGGAAACTGGTAAAGGAAAGGGCCAGGCTGAAAAGGGCCACGGTCAAAAATCCGCAGGCCAGAATCAAGGTTAACCGGGGGGATTTGCCCGTAATAAAGCTGGGTAACGCGCGGATTGTCCTGTCCCGACGCAGGCGTCGTAAAAAGGGGCAGCGTTCAGCCCTGAAAGGTGGCGGCAGCGTGCTTGTGGTGGGAAACCGTCGTATTCCCGGCGCGTTTATTCAGCAACTGAAAAATGGCCGCTGGCATGTCATGCAGCGTGTGGCTGGGAAAAACCGTTACCCCATTGATGTGGTGAAAATCCCGATGGCGGTGCCGCTGACCACGGCGTTTAAACAGAATATTGAGCGGATACGGCGTGAGCGTCTTCCGAAAGAGCTGGGCTATGCGCTGCAGCATCAACTGAGGATGGTAATAAAGCGATGAAACATACTGAACTCCGTGCAGCCATACTGGATGCACTGGAGAAGCATGACACCGGGGCGACGTTTTTTGATGGTCGCCCCGCTGTTTTTGATGAGGCGGATTTTCCGGCAGTTGCCGTTTATCTCACCGGCGCTGAATACACGGGCGAAGAGCTGGACAGCGATACCTGGCAGGCGGAGCTGCATATCGAAGTTTTCCTGCCTGCTCAGGTGCCGGATTCAGAGCTGGATGCGTGGATGGAGTCCCGGATTTATCCGGTGATGAGCGATATCCCGGCACTGTCAGATTTGATCACCAGTATGGTGGCCAGTGGCTATGACTACCGGCGCGACGATGATGCGGGCCTGTGGAGTTCTGCCGATCTGACTTATGTCATTACCTATGAAATGTGAGGACGATATGCCTGTACCAAATCCAGCAATACCGGTGAAAGGTGCCGGAACCACCCTGTGGGTTTATAACGGGAGCGGCGACCCTTATGCGAAACCGCTTTCAGACGTTGACTGGTCGCGTCTGGCTAAAGTTAAAGACCTGACGCCCGGCGAACTGACCGCTGAGTCCTATGACGACAGTTATCTCGATGATGAAGATGCGGACTGGACCGCGACCGGGCAGGGGCAGAAATCCGCCGGAGATACCAGCTTCACGCTGGCGTGGATGCCCGGAGAGCAGGGGCAGCAGGCGCTGCTGGCGTGGTTTAATGAAGGTGATACCCGTGCCTATAAAATCCGCTTCCCGAACGGCACGGTCGATGTGTTCCGTGGCTGGGTCAGCAGTATCGGTAAGGCGGTGACGGCGAAGGAAGTGATCACCCGTACGGTGAAGGTCACCAATGTGGGCCGTCCGTCAATGGCAGAAGATCGCAGTACGGTGACGGCGGCAACCGGTATGACTGTGACGCCTGCCAGCTCCTCGGTGGTGAAAGGGCAGAGCACCACGCTGACCGTGGCATTCCAGCCGGAAGGCGCAACTGACAAGAGCTTCCGTGCGGTGTCAGCGGATAAAACAAAAGCCACCGTGTCGGTCAGTGGTATGACCATCACCGTGAAAGGCGTTGCTGCAGGTAAGGTCAACATTCCGGTTGTATCCGGTAATGGTGAACTTGCTGCGGTTGCAGAAATCACTGTCACCGACAGTTAATCCGGAGAGTCAGCGATGTTCCTGAAAACCGAATCATTTGAACATAACGGCGTGACCGTCACGCTTTCTGAACTGTCAGCCCTGCAGCGTATTGAGCATCTCGCCCTGATGAAACGGCAGGCAGAACAGGCGGAGTCAGACAGCAACCGGAAGTTTACTGTGGAAGACGCCATCAGAACCGGTGCTTTTGTGGTGGCTATGTCCCTGTGGCATAACCATCCGCAGAAGACAAAGCAGCCTTCCATGAATGAAGCCGTTAAACAGATTGAGCAGGAAGTGCTTACCACCTGGCCTACAGAGGCAATTTCTCATGCTGAAAACGTGGTGTACCGGCTGTCCGGTATGTATGAGTTTGTGGTGAATGATGCCCGTGAACAGGCAGAGGACGCTGGGCCTGCAGAGCCTGTTTCTGCGGGAAAGTGTTCGACGGTGAGCTGAGTTTTGCCCTGAAACTGGCGCGCGAGATGGGGCGACCCGACTGGCGTGCCATGCTTGCCGGGATGTCATCCACGGAGTATGCCGACTGGCATCGCTTTTACAGTACCCATTATTTTCATGATGTTCTGCTGGATATGCACTTTTCCGGGCTGACGTACACCGTGCTCAGCCTGTTTTTCAGCGATCCGGATATGCATCCGCTGGATTTCAGTCTGCTGAACCGGCGCGAGGCTGACGAAGAGCCTGAAGATGATGTGCTGATGCAGAAAGCGGCAGGGCTTGCCGGAGGCGTCCGCTTTGGCCCGGACGGGAATGAAGTTATCCCCGCTTCCCCGGATGTGGCGGACATGACGGAGGATGACGTAATGCTGATGACAGTATCAGAAGGGATCGCAGGAGGAGTCCGGTATGGCTGAACCGGTAGGCGATCTGGTCGTTGATTTGAGTCTGGATGCGGCCAGATTTGACGAGCAGATGGCCAGAGTCAGGCGTCATTTTTCCGGTACGGAAAGTGATGCGAAAAAAACAGCGGCAGTCGTTGAACAGTCGCTGAGCCGACAGGCACTGGCTGCACAGAAAGCGGGGATTTCCGTCGGGCAGTATAAAGCCGCCATGCGTATGCTGCCTGCGCAGTTCACCGACGTGGCCACGCAGCTTGCAGGCGGGCAAAGTCCGTGGCTGATCCTGCTGCAACAGGGTGGTCAGGTGAAGGACTCCTTCGGCGGGATGATCCCCATGTTCAGGGGGCTTGCCGGTGCGATCACCCTGCCGATGGTCGGGGCCACCTCGCTGGCGGTGGCGACCGGTGCGCTGGCGTATGCCTGGTATCAGGGCAACTCAACCCTGTCCGATTTCAACAAAACGCTGGTCCTTTCCGGCAATCAGGCAGGACTGACGGCAGATCGTATGCTGGTCCTGTCCAGAGCCGGGCAGGCGGCAGGGCTGACGTTTAACCAGACCAGCGAGTCACTCAGCGCACTGGTTAAGGCGGGGGTAAGCGGTGAGGCTCAGATTGCGTCCATCAGCCAGAGTGTGGCGCGTTTCTCCTCTGCATCCGGCGTGGAGGTGGACAAGGTCGCTGAAGCCTTCGGGAAGCTGACCACAGACCCGACGTCGGGGCTGACGGCGATGGCGCGCCAGTTCCATAACGTGACGGCGGAGCAGATTGCGTATGTTGCTCAGTTGCAGCGTTCCGGCGATGAAGCCGGGGCATTGCAGGCGGCGAACGAGGCCGCAACGAAAGGGTTTGATGACCAGACCCGCCGCCTGAAAGAGAACATGGGCACGCTGGAGACCTGGGCAGACAGGACTGCGCGGGCATTCAAATCCATGTGGGATGCGGTGCTGGATATTGGTCGTCCTGATACCGCGCAGGAGATGCTGATTAAGGCAGAGGCTGCGTTTAAGAAAGCAGACGACATCTGGAATCTGCGCAAGGATGATTATTTTGTTAACGATGAAGCGCGGGCGCGTTACTGGGATGATCGTGAAAAGGCCCGTCTTGCGCTTGAAGCCGCCCGAAAGAAGGCTGAGCAGCAGACTCAACAGGACAAAAATGCGCAGCAGCAGAGTGATACCGAAGCGTCACGGCTGAAATATACCGAAGAGGCGCAGAAGGCTTACGAACGGCTGCAGACGCCGCTGGAGAAATATACCGCCCGTCAGGAAGAACTGAACAAGGCACTGAAAGACGGGAAAATCCTGCAGGCGGATTACAACACGCTGATGGCGGCGGCGAAAAAGGATTATGAAGCGACGCTGAAAAAGCCGAAACAGTCCGGCGTGAAGGTGTCTGCGGGCGATCGTCAGGAAGACAGTGCTCATGCTGCCCTGCTGACGCTTCAGGCAGAACTCCGGACGCTGGAGAAGCATGCCGGAGCAAATGAGAAAATCAGCCAGCAGCGCCGGGATTTGTGGAAGGCGGAGAGTCAGTTCGCGGTACTGGAGGAGGCGGCGCAACGTCGCCAGCTGTCTGCACAGGAGAAATCCCTGCTGGCGCATAAAGATGAGACGCTGGAGTACAAACGCCAGCTGGCTGCACTTGGCGACAAGGTTACGTATCAGGAGCGCCTGAACGCGCTGGCGCAGCAGGCGGATAAATTCGCACAGCAGCAACGGGCAAAACGGGCCGCCATTGATGCGAAAAGCCGGGGGCTGACTGACCGGCAGGCAGCGCGGGAAGCCACGGAACAGCGCCTGAAGGAACAGTATGGCGATAATCCGCTGGCGCTGAATAACGTCATGTCAGAGCAGAAAAAGACCTGGGCGGCTGAAGACCAGCTTCGCGGGAGCTGGATGGCAGGCCTGAAGTCCGGCTGGAGTGAGTGGGAAGAGAGCGCCACGGACAGTATGTCACAGGTTAAAAGTGCAGCCACGCAGACCTTTGATGGTATTGCACAGAATATGGCGGCGATGCTGACCGGCAGTGAGCAGAACTGGCGCAGCTTCACCCGCTCCGTGCTGTCCATGATGACAGAAATTCTGCTTAAGCAGGCAATGGTGGGGATTGTCGGGAGTATCGGCAGCGCCATTGGCGGGGCTGTTGGTGGCGGCGCATCCGCGTCAGGCGGTACAGCCATTCAGGCCGCTGCGGCGAAATTCCATTTTGCGACCGGGGGATTTACGGGAACCGGCGGCAAATATGAGCCAGCGGGGATTGTTCACCGTGGTGAATTTGTCTTCACGAAGGAGGCAACCAGCCGGATTGGTGTCGGCAACCTGTACCGCCTGATGCGGGGCTATGCGGAAGGTGGTTATGTGGGCGGTGCCGGAAGTCCGGCGCAGATGCGGCGGGCTGAAGGCATTAATTTTAATCAGAACAATCACGTGGTGATTCAGAACGACGGTACGAATGGTCTGCCAGGTCCACAGATGATGAAGGCAGTGTATGACATGGCCCGCAAGGGTGCCCGTGATGAAATTCAGACACAGATGCGTGATGGTGGCCTGTTCTCCGGAGGTGGACGATGAAGACCTTCCGCTGGAAAGTGAAACCCGGTATGGATGTGGCTTCGGCCCCTTCTGTAAGAAAGGTGCGCTTTGGTGATGGCTATTCCCAGCGAGCGCCTGCCGGGCTGAATGCCAACCTGAAAACGTACAGCGTGACGCTTTCTGTCCCCCGTGAGGAGGCCACGGTACTGGAGTCGTTTCTGGAAGAGCACGGGGGCTGGAAAGCCTTTCTGTGGACGCCGCCTTATGAGTGGCGGCAGATAAAGGTGACCTGCGCAAAATGGTCGTCGCGGGTCAGTATGCTGCGTGTTGAGTTCAGCGCAGAGTTTGAACAGGTGGTGAACTGATGCAGGATATCCGGCAGGAAACACTGAATGAATGCACCCGTGCGGAGCAGTCGGCCAGCGTGGTGCTCTGGGAAATCGACCTGACAGAGGTCGGTGGAGAACGTTATTTTTTCTGTAATGAGCAGAACGAAAAAGGTGAGCCGGTCACCTGGCAGGGGCGACAGTATCAGCCGTATCCCATTCAGGGG